GCTGGAGAAAATTATCCCAGAGCACCAAAAGAAAGTTACATACACTATCGGTGAAGCGAAAACTTCAGACCAACAATTTCTAACTGAATAAATACAACTGAATATCGTCGCCGCTTGGGCGGGGTTGGTCACAGTCAACCCTTGCCCAATTTTTTTATTCGTGTTATAATAGATTGCAAGTAAGAGGTTATTATGGTCCCAAAGGTTTTAGTATTCAAGTCTGGTGAGCGTGTGATTGCAGGCGCTTCTGAAATGACTGATAAGAATACAGGTAAAGGTATTTGTCTTGTTATCAAATGCCCTTACATTCTTACTCTCAACCCCAAACCAGATGATGCAGAAGAGTATTCGGTAAACTTTAGTAAGTGGAATCCTTTCACTCCCGACACTACTTTCAATGTGCCATACGATGCTGTGGTATGTTTGAGTGATGTGGAGCAAGGTATCCTTGACGTTTACATGGAAAGGTTTGCACAAGAATTGACTTATGAAGAGGAGGAAGATGATGCAGAATCTGAAACTGCTGCTACTGAAGAATAATTCTTATGTGGTCGCACAAGTCGAAGAGATTGTTGCTGACTACGGTATGCCAAACTGCAAATTAATCCAACCATACGAAGTCATGGGCAAGGTTGACCTGCGCCCATGGCCATGCTATACTGACCAGGAAGAGGTGCTCTTCTCGTCTGACAACATCCTGACTATCATTAGTCCAAACGCAGACGTTGTAAAAGCATACATCGATATGGTCCCATCCGTGATTGACGAAGAGGTTGATGAAGTTTTACAAGAACGTTGAGCAAGTTGGTAACAAGATTCTTGTCCGTGCCCATGAGAATGGCACAGACGTGCAATACAGGGAGGACTTTAAGCCCTCCCTTTTTGTTTCTTCAAACAAAGAAGTAACAGATTACAAGAGTCTCGATGGTCGCCCCTTGCGTCGTGTCATGCCAGGCAGTATTGCTGACTGCCGAAACTTTGTGCAACAGTATGCTGACATTGATGAATTTGAGATTCATGGAAATACTAGATACTTATACCAGTACATCAACGAGAAGTATCCTGGAGATGAAATCAAATTCGACAGCTCTCTCATTCGTGTCTTCACGATTGATATCGAGACGGCAGCAGAGAATGGATTTCCTGACATCCAATCCGCTGACCAAGAGATTCTGCTTATTTCTTTGCGCGATTCTTTTACCAATCGTATCACTGTGTGGGGAAGTAAAGCTTTCCCGAATGAAGATCGCCAGGTCGATTACATCCACTGTGATGATGAGACGAAACTCCTCCATTCGTTTCTGGGGTGGTGGCAAGAAAATTTTCCCGATGTAATCACAGGATGGAATGTCCAACTATTCGATATTCCATACATCTGCCGCCGTATGAATCGTATGCTTGGTGACAAATACACCAAGATGCTATCCCCATGGAAGATGGTTTCTGACCGTGAGATTTATATCAAAGGTCGCAAGCAGATTGCATACGACATCCCTGGTATCTCCTGTCTTGATTATCTTGAGTTGTATAAGAAGTTTACTTATACAAACCAGGAATCATATCGCCTTGACCACATCGCCTTTGTGGAGTTGGAGCAGAAGAAACTTGACCACTCTGAGTTTGATACCTTCAAGGAATTCTATACTAATGACTGGCACAAGTTTGTTGAATACAACATCCATGACGTGCGCCTGGTAGACCGTCTTGACGACAAGATGAAACTGCTGGAGTTGGCATTCACCATGGCATATGACGCCAAGGTAAACTTTGAGGATGTCTATTCTCAGGTCCGTATGTGGGACGCAATCATCTACAACTATCTTGAGAAGCAGAAGATTGCTATCCCACCAAAGCAAAACTCCCACAAGGATGCTCAGTATGCTGGTGCCTATGTGAAGGAGCCTATCCCTGGCATGTATGACTGGGTGGTATCGTTTGACCTTAACTCTCTATACCCTCACCTCATCATGCAATACAACCTGTCCCCTGAGACGCTTCTGCCCCGCCGTAGCAGCGTCAACGTGGACATGCTGCTGGACAAAGACTTTGACACCAGCGACCTAGCAGGGGAGACTCTGTGTGCTAATGGCACTCACTACACCACAAAGGAGCAAGGATTCCTGCCGAAACTGATGGAGAAAATCTATCAGGACCGCACGATTTACAAGAAGAAGATGCTCGCCGCCAAGCAGCAATATGAGAAGACTCCTACTATCGAATTGAAGAAGGAGATTGCTCGCTGCAACAACATTCAGATGGCAAGAAAGATTCAACTTAACAGTGCTTATGGCGCAATTGGCAATGAGCATTTCCGTTATTACAAGTTGGAAATCGCTGAAGCCATCACACTTTCTGGTCAACTCTCTATCCGATGGATTGAGAAGAAGATGAATGAGTATCTAAATAAACTCTTGTCAACCAAAAAGGAGGATTATGTCATTGCATCTGACACTGACTCAATCTATCTTAACCTTGGACCTCTTGTTAATAAATTTTTTAGTGCTAAGTCTGGCAACAAAACAGCAATTGTGGACATACTTGACAAGATCTGCCAAGAGAAACTCGAACCTTTTATTGAATGTTCATATCAGGAATTGTCGGATTACCTGGCGGCGTATGACCAGAAGATGAAAATGAAGCGTGAGAATATCGCTGAGCGTGGTATCTGGACTGCTAAGAAGCGATACATTCTCAACGTGTGGGATAGCGAAGGCGTCCGATATGCTGAGCCCAAGATGAAAATCATGGGACTGGAAACTGCCAGGTCATCCACGCCTGCATACTTCCGTGACAAACTGTATCAGGCATTCAAGATTATCATTACTAAAACTAACGACGACATTATTGAATTCATTGATGAAATTAAAGTTGACACCCGCGAGCAAAACTATCTTGACATCGCTTTCCCTCGCGGCGTTAACGGTCTCGACAAGTATCGTAATGGCACAGACATATATGCGAAAGGCACTCCAATCCACGTCAGGGGTGCATTGCTCTACAACCACTATGTCAGACGTAACAAGGTAGAGAATAAATATCCTGTCATTCAGGAAGGCGAGAAGATTAAGTTTCTCTATCTTAAGACGCCAAATCCTATCGGTGAGAATGTGATTTCATTCTTCCAGCAACTGCCCAAGGAATTCAACCTTGAGAAGTATGTTGACTATCAGCGTCAGTTTGAAAAGTCATTCTTCGATCCGCTGAAAAATGTGCTAGAATCTATTGGATGGCAGTCCGAAAAACGTGGCAACTTGATGAGTTTCTTTTGAGGTATTATGAGTTTTCTAAACAATGTTATTAAGGAATTAAACAATGAATATGCGACAGTCGTTGATGAAGGCGTCTCCACTGGGGATTGTGATTCGTTTGTGGACACTGGCTCTTACATCCTCAATGCTCTTGTGTCTGGCAGCATTTTTGGTGGTCTCCCAGCAAACAAAATCACTGCGCTTGCAGGAGAGTCCAGCACAGGTAAAACCTTCTTTGCCCTCTCAGTAGTCAGGAGTTTCCTTCAGTCCAATCCAGACGCTCAAGTGATTTACTTCGAGACTGAATCTGCTATCTCGAAGGACATGATGGAGACTCGCGACATTGATGTGAAGCGTGTTGGTCTGGTCCCTGTCACCACTGTGCAGGAGTTTCGCACCCAGAGCATTAAGGTTGTTGATGAATATATGAAATTGAAGAAAGAGGATAGACCTCCTCTGCTCTTCGTGCTAGACTCTCTTGGGATGCTGTCCACCTCCAAGGAAGTGCAGGATGCTACTGATGGTAAAGAGACCCGTGACATGACCCGTGCTCAGGTTATCAAATCTATCTTCCGTATCCTGTCACTCAAACTCGGACAGGCAGGCATTCCGCTTATCGTTACTAACCACACATATGAAGTTGTTGGTGCTTATGTCCCAACCAAAGAAATGGGTGGAGGCACTGGATTGAAGTATTCTGCATCTAGCATTCTCTTCTTGTCTAAGAAGAAGGAAAAGGATGGCACGGATATTGTCGGCAACATTATCAAGGTGAAGGCACAGAAGTCACGCTTCACCAAGGAAAACTCACAGATTGAAACGAGGCTCTTCTATGACTCACGCGGACTTGACAAGTATTACGGACTATTGGAATTGGGTCAGAAATACGGAGTCTTCCAGCGGAGGGGTAATAGGATTGCTTTTGGGGAATCTTCCGTTTATCCTTCTGTTGTACTTGCTAATCCCGAAAAATATTTCACCCCCGAAGTGATGCAAGCACTAGACGAATGTGCAAGGAAAGAATTTTTGTATGGTAGCGGCGATGAGTGAAAGAATTGAAACAACTATCTTACGCAACCTTCTGTGTAATGAGCAATATTACAGGAAGGTTGTCCCCTTCGTAAAACCAGATTACTTCGATGAGCAACATGAGAAAGTAATCTACGAAGAGGTGTGGGACTTTGCAAGTAACTATGACTTGATGCCCACAGCTGAGGTGTTGACTATCAACCTACAGAATAGGAAAGACCTTAATGATGAGACGTATCAAAACGCTGTTAAGACGATTCAGTCGCTTCATGATGACTCTGTTGAATACAACTGGTTACTTGACACGACGGAGAAGTGGTGTAAAGACAGAGCAATCTATCTCGCTCTACTCGAATCCATCAAGATTGCTGATGGAGGAGAGAAGAAAGTTTCAAAGGATGCGATACCAAGCATACTACAAGAAGCCTTGGCAGTATCGTTCGATGAGCACGTCGGTCACGACTACATCGAAAACGTCGAAGAGCGTTATGACTTCTACCATCTGGAAGAAGATAAGATGCCGTTTGACTTGGAGAAATTCAATCTGATTACAAAGGGTGGTCTTCCTAACAAGACTCTCAACGTGGCACTGGCAGGCACAGGTGTAGGTAAGTCTCTATTCATGTGCCACTGTGCTGCTCAGGCATTGCAGCAGGGTAAGAATGTCCTCTACATCACATGTGAAATGTCAGAGGAGAAGATTGCTGAGCGTGTTGACGCTAACTTGCTGAATGTAAATATCAAAGATATTGCAGCATTGCCTGAGACTATCTTCACTTCTCGTATCAAAGACATCGGACGTAAAACGATGGGTAGGTTTATAATCAAAGAATACCCTACTGCATCTGCACACGTCGGACACTTCAAAGCATTGCTCAATGAGTTGTCCCTCAAGAAGTCTTTCAAACCAGATATCATTTTTATTGACTATCTAAATATCTGTGCTTCTGCAAGATACAAGGGAGCTATCGTAAACTCCTACACCTATGTCAAAGCAATCGCAGAAGAATTACGAGGATTGGCAGTTGAATTCAATCTTCCAATCGTATCTGCTACCCAGACTACTCGGAGTGGGTATGGTAACTCTGATGTCGATCTCACTGATACCAGTGAGTCCTTTGGCTTGCCAGCTACTGCTGACCTTATGTTTGCTCTCATCTCTACAGAGGATTTGGAGAAAGATGGTCACATTCTTGTCAAGCAGTTGAAGAATAGATACAACGACCTATCATTCCACAGGAAGTTTCTCATCGGCGTTGACAGGTCGAAGATGAAGCTGTATAATGTGGATGTCCCAGATTCTTCCATCATGATTGCTGATGAGGAATATGAGTATGAGGAAGAGCAACCTCAGACTAAAAACAAATTTACTAAGTTTACAGAATTTATCGTATGACAACGACACCGACACGCAAGATTGATTTCTCTCGCTATGAAGAATTTGTGGCAGCAGTTACAAGCAGTGCTTCTACAAACTTTGTGGACTTTGCTGACCGCATTGGCGAGCTTGATAGAGAAGGTGCCAACATTGAGCGTCTTCTTACTGCTGGCGTTGGGATTAACGCTGAAGGTGGTGAGTTTATGGAAATCATTAAGAAGATGGTTTTCCAAGGCAAACCCTGGAATGAAGATAACCGTGAGCATCTTATCATTGAGTTGGGTGATGTCATGTGGTATGTTGCTCAGGCATGTATGGCACTTGAAATCTCCTTCGACGACGTGATTGCTACCAACGTCAAGAAACTGGAGAAGCGTTATCCTGAAGGCACCTTCGACCCTTACTTCTCTGAGAATCGCCAGGAAGGTGACCGATGAAGTTTACACAGGAAGACTTCTGGGAGACCATGCAAGAGCTTGGGTGGGATACCAATGATGATATCCACATTGAGATTGGTGGCACATCAGTCTATGAAATCCCAGGTGCTGGCACCAAGTGGGCACCTGTCAAAGGCACCCGTAAGTATAACAAGGATGCATTTATTGTAATTAAGAATCGCTCCCGAGACCCCGTAGTACCATCACAAGCGCCGAAAAATGACGACTAGATTTATTTTGTTTACCAAGGACAGTTGTGGTCCTTGTGGTCTGGTCAAGCGTTACTTCAATGCCTTGAAAGATGACCGCACTAACCTCATCGAAGAGGTCCAACTAGAAGATGTAAGTGATGTCCCCATTCCAGAAGAGAATCTGG